GGAGATTTCTCTTCAAAAGTCGATTAGTAGGTACACCACTAACTCTTTTGGCCCCATAATGTGAGCTCACCCATGCCAAACTCATGAGCTTAAAACCCCTACATCGAGGGGAAAGTTTCACTCATTGAGCTAAAGTTGTGGTAGGAACACATATCCAGTTCCTACAAGGCGACTCCTATTGAAGTTCAAAGGGCCGGTAATCTTTTCGGCCTCAGGCGTGACATAATCTACAAATGTTTGAAATTCTTTCTCATCTCCAGCTAAATTCGCTGCCAGTGAGTAAAGTTTCTCTCTATATTCCATAGGAGTTAACGTTCCAACTACATTTGCACTATAATAACACTTGTCACGTGCAACTGTGAATCCTTTTTCAGTAAAAGAAACACCACAAAAAACTTTTCCTACAATAGAATGGTCAGGTTCTGCCTCAAAAGGCTTAAGAACTCTACCACACTTTGCTAATCCAATTAACCATTGTTTGTAATCTGCATATTCCTTAGGTACGATGATAAGATCATCATCACTATAAATGTTAAAATAACATCGTCTAACCATTTGTTCCATATTAAAAGAACCAAAATAACACATTACAACCCAATGATCAAAGAAATTATCAAAGCTATTTCCTTCACTAGTTTCAAAATTTCCACTAGCTTGAAGCCATTCTATAATCAAAACACAAGTCATGAAATATTCTGCCTGACGCTCAGGTGTGGAATAATCATGAAACCACTTACGTGGATTTGAATAAGGCAAAATCAAATATTTATAAAGGGCTTGTCTGAACAACCACAAGAGAATTTCCCGAAACCATTTAATTCCATGAACAGGGTAAAGGCAGCGAACTGCCGCATCCAACATGAAATTTCGTAGTTGTCTAGTTATATCAAATTTAGAACAATCTTTCATGAGAACCATGAATTCTGGATTGTTCTGGAGGAATCTTTCCATTTCTTTCCTCATTTCAATGATACCACCATACTGCCACATAGTCCCAATCCGACACCAAGACGTTTCTTGAAGTGCCTTATTGAAATTTTGGCAAAGGGTTTTTCCCAAATTGTCGGTCATAGGACCTGCCATATAAAATATTCTCGATTTATGCTTCTCAATACTTGCAACATCAGTATTTTCTCCTTTTAGCGCAACACAGTAAGGTTCGACCCAATTAAACCAGCAGCCATGTTTTTCAAACCATGACAGCCATAAGGGCCATGCTGTGTGCCTATAACAAAAACGCTTCTTAGGAAAGCCATAATATTTCCATATTACACCTGTTGTTGCACCCATATTGACTTGTATATCCATCTTGCCAAGAGCGGCATAACGGTTCATCAACTCACCATACTCATGATCAAATTCAACCATGAATTCAGCGTATGCGTCGTCGGGCAAATTAGCCCAATTCTCATCGATAATATCCTTATCAGGATGTTTTTCAAAAACTTTCTTAGGGTCACGAACATAAGACATATTTAGCTCGAAACTCTCCTTGTCCCCATTATAGTACTTAAATTCTTTCTCTATATGGGGCGGTATAGGACCCAAAATGGGTTCTATGTCCCGAGTTTGATACTCTAAATGTTTGTTACCCCCCCAGGGCTCTTGACTGGTAAACCAGTAGAGACCTGGAGGGGCCTGAAGTTTAAATGATCGAGAATAAAGCCATCGCTCCAACGCATACCCATGGATTCAGTGACACCACATAACAATCCAATAAGAATTGGATTTGTTTCCCCATTATCAGGAAAGCGGAAAATTGGACTTCCACTACTTCCAGCATTAACTGGGGTATTTAACTGTGTCATTATAAGACTTTCACACTCTTTATCACGAATGTGAAAAACATCAGTATTACTCATCATACGAGTTGGTTGAGTTGATTCATTTATTGTATAAATGAATTTAGGTCTAGGATTAAAACATCCCTCTTTAAATGTTCTGAAATATTGTTTCACACGAACATCAATAATGGCCAAGCAATCCATACGTCGTCCGGACTTGGTTGCGTGGCCCTTTTCATTGATCTTGTGATTATTGCAAAACTGGCAATGACACTCAACTAAACAAAGTTGAGTGAATTTAGGTGAACACTGAAACAGTTGCCCACCAGGACCAGTAAATTTAATATTTTCAAGAACAATTGTAGCTGGGTCTACATTACAAGGCTTTGAATGCACGGTCCCAGCGACATCGAAGGTATGTAAAGGAGTTAAAAGTACTCCTATTAAATCATCCTTACCTTTTCTAAGATTCAAATCGGGATTAGTAGCAGAAATTCGATGTGGAATAGCAACAGCCGTTCGAACGGTTCCTTCAGGATCAGCAGGACACTGATACTGAACATTCGAGACAAATGGTTTTAAAGCGTGGGTAGTCAAATTAACACCACCAACTCCGCCAGCCATTTGCTGTAAAACAGCATGTCTTTCTTCTTGTTCCTCAATCATTTCTGGAATCCCAAGAATTTTAGCTTTATCTTTTTGTTCATTAAAGAGGGTTTGCAAAAGAGCGAACCGCTCAGTCTTTTCCATATTACTCACAGGAGCAGGAATTGGCGTTTGTTGAACTATCTTACTAGCTAATTCTTTATTCTCAGCAATTAGCTTAATAAGCTTTTCATTAGCAATATTTAAAAGATACTCATCATGGTTATATCCAGC